TGCTGTTAGTACCACCGGAAACCAAGGGGTGAGCAGTAGAGCAAAGCACCACGCCGTCGCCGTATGTTGGGCCACCTGTGAAGGCGTTGTTCAACACATAAGCGGCTTTAACCTGCTTGGTGTAAGCCATACCACGGGCCAAAGCCTTGGTATAACGTGAAGACAAAGAGTCATACAAGTTATCTTCCACAGCTTCCTCTGTGATGGAGAAGCCCATCGCAATGGTTTCGTGGGTGTAACGTGCAGTCCATGCTTCTTGTGCATTGTCATAAGCGATGGCAGAACCCTCGTTTTTGACTGGTGCTTGACCGAAGCCAGACAGTTTTGTCTCTTCTTCAAAAGAACGCTCAGAGGTTTCAGTTTCATAAATTTCTTTATGCTCTTCACCATATTTTGCGTACTCCAGACCAAACAATGCGTTCAGGCCGGGAAGAAGTTCTTTAAGTAGTTGTGCGCGTGAAATTGCCATGATTTACTCCTTACAGGCCAACGTTGTTTAAGAACGAATGGGCACTGGGGTTGAATTTAACCAACACATCAGTAAACGCATCGCCGGGAGTGGAAGCAAAGCCCACAATACGGAAAGCCGCAGCAGTCTGAACCACAGTAGACTCCAAAGCGCTGGTCGAGTTACCAGTCGCGGTTGAACCCGTGCTGGTGCTTTGTACAGCGGCAAAGAAGGTGTTGCTGCCCAAAGCAGATTGAGCGGCAGAACCGTCAAGCTGTGCTTGGAAAGTAACAAACGGGTCAGTGATTACGTATGCAGTCACCACGCCGGTTGTGCCGGAGGGATAGTACTGACCGTAAATTTGCTGGCCTTGTGTGTTGATATAAGAACAACCGACGAAAACGCCAATTGCACCTACGTTAGCACCACCAAGGTTATTGGTAGTGATGTCTGCGCCTGTAGCGGTAGACAGAGCAATATAACCGTCAGCGCCAATGATAACAACTTGTCCATAAAACAAGTTAGTACCTTCGCCAGCAGGGTCGATTAAGAATTGACTCGTAGCGCCCGCATAGGGCATACCGTCAATACGGTTTATGGGTCGTAGCCCATAGGGTGCAGCAGTAGTTGCCATTTAAGACTCCAAAAAATTAAGTACCTTTTCCGAAAGTGACCGTGGACTTACGTTCTTTGAACATAGGCATCCTCGGATCATTCTCGCGCATGTATGTATTGTCAACTGACTCCATTTGCGCATCCGCTTGTTTGCGGTAATACGCATTACGTTGTTCAGTAAACTCTACAGGTGTTTTGCAAAGCAAGAGACCACCTACCTCGATACTGTCTGGAAACTTTGCCGCAGCAGAGTTAAACAAACGAATCTCAGGATGATCAGAAGCTCTAACGGGTTCCCAACCCTCGGCAAGCTTAGAAGAATAATTGGTTCCATCGTCTTTACCTTGTGTAGCGATACGAATCCACCGATATTTGTAGCCCTCTTCCGCGATTGGATCGGGAAGAAGTTTAGGAGGCATCCATTGTTTTGGACGTTCCGCTACTTCGCGGGTAGATAGATCACGACTAGGACGTGCAGATTTTTCCATAATTATTTCCTCATTTCTTCAGCAACCTTACGGGCGTACAGTTCCAAAGGAACTCCCAACCGTTTGGCGAGATTCACTTGCGTCTGCGTTAGTACGATCTTTTTAGGCGCTGTACTACGGGTAGCCGGTGAAACGACATTGGACTTGGTTCGCTGAGGTTTCGCATCAGCGGATTCTCCGGCTCCAACTTGGTCGGGGAATCTTTCACGGATGTCAGTGTCGATACGACGGTAGTATTCGTCACTGCCAACCCTAATACCATTCTCAACAAGTTCCTCATGTAGCCCTAAAGCATATGAAGTCATGCGTTTGTTGCTTCCAAACCACTGATTTTGGTCTTGCCATGCTAGTAGTTTTTCGTCAACGGGCGCTGCCTGTTGAGGTTGTGGTGCTATTTGTACAGGAGTTTCTTCCTCTTGTAAAGGGGCAGGCTTAAAATTATTTACTTTATCTGCGCGGATTCTGGCGGTAGTGAGTGCTTCCTGAGCATCCAACAACTTATCAGCATCCCCAGACTCGTAAGCTTCTTTATAGAGCCGTTTAGCTTCTTCAATCTCGGAGTTAATGACCTTCTTGGCTTGTTCCAAAAGAACAGTCTGTCCTTGATTGACGGAGCCTTTAAGCTTTTTGTTCTCTTCGTACATTGCCTGAGCAAGGCGAAGAGCCTCTTCTTTTTCACGCTCGGCAGACTCTTTGGCTCTGCGTTCTTCGTGATATCCCTTAGTAAAGTGTTTAAACCTATTCTTGACACTCTCAGAGTAAGTTGCCAACTCTTCTTCTGTAGGATCTTGAGGAGCCTCTTTCATTGGAGTGCGATAACGATCCTCTTCCGGGGTATCGTCTACAACTTCAATTTCAGGCTTTTCATCTTCTTCGGGGGTTACAACTTTCCCACCCTTACGAAGGTTCTCTTCCTTTTCATCAGGAAACTCAAATTCTGTTTTTTCAATTTCAGCCATGATTTCTCCTTAGTTAGGTCGCTGGATACCGCGAGGGTCTTGCACAACAGCTTGAATAGAGTCATCATTAATGAGTCTCCACTCCGTGCCGTGAATCTTCATGCGGGTTCCCGTGTTAGGACGCACTAACACAAAGTCTCCAACCTTACAGGCTGGGCCTGAAGGGAATCGGGCTGCGTCTTTAAACGCATCTGGGCCAATCTTTGCCACAAACAGCACGGGGGATAGAAGCTCCTCGTGAAGAATTGCAGTTGCAGATTTAAGGATCCCTGTTTCGCTGTATTCATCCTCTGCTTTGGGAAGCATACAAAGGATGTGGTAAGTAGCCGGATCGGGTACTTGTTTGGCTTTCTCTTCAGGGGAGGTGTTAAGCACTCCACTTAGATCAACCGCGCTGACATCAAATTCAGTCATCTTCATAGTCTTTCGTTTTACGCACAAGGTCAGCAAGTTCATACTGCGCGGTTTGCAGACCTCGGATTGTCCCGCACAGTTCTTTGTAGTGATCGTGGGATTTAGCACCACCCTCACTTACAACAGTTACCAACTCCTTGACGTGTTCATCAAGTCTTTTGTTTAAAGCATCAAGAAGTTGAGTCATCATTTATCTCCGGTACGTTTTGCATTCAACATCATTTGTAAAAGCTGTTGTTTAGCTTGCAAATCCTGCGTCTGTTGGTTGTGTTCCAACTGCTGCTGATGTTGTTGTTCAGCCATACGCATCTCTGCCTGCTTTTTCATGGCATCTACTGCGATGTCTTGCTGGGCTTTTTGTGCGGCAGCGGCAGGGTCTTCCCCTTGTGCGCCTTGCATCTGCGCCATTTTGAGTTGAAGCTCTGCCTGTTTAATAGCCAAGTCGCCTTGAACTTTCTGCGCTTTGGTTTGAGCATCTTGTTGTTTGATTTGCAACTCGGCTTGTTGCATTTGTACAACAGGGTCTTGCATCTGCTGTTGAGCGGCTTGTTGGGCTGCTTGGTTCTTGTTGATGTCCAGCAACTGTTTTGCCGCTTGAGCAACGAGCTTTGACAACTGTACTTCCACATCCTCGGGCATCTCAATGTTTGGCATCGGCAGAGTAGCGCCAAGGCGTTGCTCAATCTTGGTTCTGTACTGGAAGGCAATGTGTTCAGCTACGTGAGCCATGATTGCAGCCTGCATCTGTTGAGCCATTGGGTTTTGTCCCATCTGACCCATGACCATAGGATCTTGCATCATTGATGTATGTACAGCAATGTGTGCGTCGTGATCTTGGTAAATGAATGCTTTAGTAGGCTTACCAGTCAAGAATGCCATGTTCTCTGAGATTGGATCGCGTGGTGTTAGATCGTCATCTACAGGCACAAGCTTATCCGCATTCTTAACGCCTAATACCTCAATCATCTGGCGGTGCAGCAAAGGCAGGTTATAGATCTGTGGAGCGCCTTGAGCCAACTGAATGACTGCTTGGTACTGCATGATCCTTTGAGCCATCGTGGCAGAATTAGGATCTGATACGGGGATGACATCCACCATGTCATAGTCTGCACGTTTAGCTTGGGGCGTACCAAAAACAGGCGTGTAGTCGTAATCTTCCGGCATGTAGTCACGGATGATTTCTTTGAGCAGTTTAAACTCTTGCTTCATTGAATAATGAACACGAGCCTGCACCGCAGACATTGTCTTAAGCTGGCGCTCAAGTAACGCTAAAGTTGTACCTACGGGCGAGTTAGCTGACATATCGCTGATGTTCATATCTGCGATTGAGCCAAGTCTTCTGCCTTCGTCTGTGATCTGGTTCAAGAGAGCCAAGAGAACCTGTGAGGGTTCCTTGTATGGCAACGCCATGATGTTCTCTTTAACTGAGCCGCTAGGCACGTCCACATCACGGAACTCACCCGGCTGGATGGGGGTGTCATCTC